GGCCTGCTGCTTGTTCTTAGGACGTATGCGACGGATATAAACAGGTGTTACCTGCTCTCCAGCGTATGCATCTACACCGCAAGACTCTCTAAAGAAACCTCTATAGAAGGTCTTGCTAGTATTTACCTTACAGTGGTACTTTTGTAGGTAATCAAGAACAATAGTCGTCTCGTTAGACGGAACGATAATATCGTCACCGTAAACGTACACATCGCTCCCCACATGGCGAGCATTAGTGTATGAAACAGGGAGATTTCTGCTTCTGAGTAGAGCCGCTACACATATTGTGTAGAAGTACATCGACTCTATCGGAAAACAGAGAGCGCTACCCATAGACGCGAACTTAGACAATTGGATTACTCCAAATTTAGTTCGTGCCCGTGTCGACCTACAAGAATTGATAGCTTCTCGAATAATCGGGTTACTATCAAACATTGTCAGAGCAAGTGACAGAGGAACTCTGTCACTAGCATCTTTCAAGTCAATGGTTGCCCATTGTCTTGTGGACGACGCATCTAAAGCTAACCTACCATTCACACTTTGGTCAGCAAAATTAATGTGACCACCGGTGAGAGGGTTGGATTCAAGAACATCCATAAGGAGTCTTGCGAGTCCTTGCTGTGCATATTGCATACAACAAGGCTCGATAGCGATGATGCGGGGACCCTTGAGTGTTTTCGGGACACAAGTAACTTTTGACGGTTGCTCGTCTTCCGAAGAACAGAACGAAACATCCTTGAATTCTTTCGAATCATAGGCGGAGACACTAAGTCCCGAGCCTAAGAAGGGAAAGTAAGGTTCAAGGCGTTCATGCCATACAGACCAAACATACTTGTTATTACCCGTACGTTTGTCTGCAGTTGCACCGGGACCATGTTTAGGAGAAACATTGCTGATGCATAAAGCACCAACCATATTCCCCCAAAGCACAGAGGATACAGCCTCGAAGTGAGACTTATCTTCTCCCGACAACGAGAGCATCTCGAGAGATCGCTCATTCGTGATAAAATTCGAAATCGCCGCGTCAACCCTTTCGGGCTTACACGGTAACTCCACTTTCTTGAATGCAAGACAAATTTGTCTAACGCACTCAACAATAGAGGGGATATCATCATATTGATGATGTAGAGTTTTAACATCGAAAATTCTCCCTGTCTTCGCATCAAATATGCGACTGAGCATACCTTTCAAAAATGAAGGGATTGCTCCAGTCCTCCGGAAATTCCGGAAGACTGATGAGTCGACCGAACCTAACTCAAGACTTCTCTCGAAGTCAGAGCAGAAATTCGGAAGGGTTATTGTCAAAAATGACAAACCCTCATGTTTGATTCGTGATCTTATTGTTTTTAGATCACGTAAATCGAAGACATCGACGACGCATTTTGAACAGCTATCCAAATACAAGCTGTTCATCACTTCTCGAAGATCACTTACGTTGCTTTTCATGCTACCTCCAATGGAGGAAAACATCAAGCCTCGTGAGATGGATCCACAGAAAAGCAATCCCAACAATTATTTACTGAGGGAACTATTTCTTAGCAGAGAGCTTCTTCACGTGAGAACGTTTAAAAACGTCAACCTCATCCGAAGCAGGCATGTGAGCAGAGAGATCATTAATGATCTCCTTGATCAACTTAGCCTGAGGGCCCTGAGCGTTAGAAATAGTGATGAGCCTATCAACATCGACGAATTTGTCGATGACGACAAGAGCATCATGAGCCCCTTTAAGGGCTTCAAGTAGTTTGCGTCCTTTGGACATAAATTACCTCCTTCAGAATGCTAAATTCTAGCTTACGCT